GTATATTTGAATTGAAATTCAATGCACCACAGAACTTTGCTGCTTATCGCCAATCAGAACTAGACACAGCTCGTGCAGCTACATTTGCACAGCTACAAGAAATTCCACACATGAGCAAGCGTTTTGCTATGAAACGATTCCTAGGTATGACACAGGACGAGATCACAGAAAACGAAAGACTGTGGAGAGAAGAACAAGGTGCAAGACTTGCTCCGGCAACAGATGCTGCTGCAGAAATGAGATCAGCAGGAATAACACCAGGGGGCATGACAGCAGATCTAGGAGCTCAATCTGCAGAAGCACCAGAAGACATGGCTGCTGCAGCCGAGGCAGGAGCCACAGGTGCAGAAGGCGAAGCAGCACCCGCAGAAGTACCAGCTCAGTAATAAATACATTATGCTTCTAAGAGAATTCATTTATTTCAACGACAACACAAACGACTTCGCAGTTGATCGTCGCTACGACAACAGCAAAGATTCAACTGTGGTTAAAAAGAGTGATACTCGCAAAATACGCTTAACGCTACGTCAGATCAATCAATTGAGACTGCAGGCAGAAGCACACAAAGCAGAATCTCAATCTGAGCTGGGTTTTATACAACAAATGTACGGAACCCCAATTGAACCTACAGAAGCAGCAGCGTAAAGCCGAGAAAGCCCTAGCCAAGGCACTAAAAGCTCAAAGAAAAAATCCCGATCAGGTAATACCGGTACCCGTAGTTCAACCGCCGCCCTTGAATCTACAACCTAAACCTAGGGGTGATGTTGTCAAAAAACCTAAGAATTCTTCACCCGTGTCTTTTGTGTTAGGTAATGGACGAAGTCGATTGAATGTAGACTGTGAAAGACTGTTGACCATAGGCACAGTATATGGGTGTAACGCCCAGTATAGAGAATTTGCACCGCACTATCTTGTAGCTGTGGATGTTAAAATGGTTAACGAAATCATAGCCGCCGGTTACCATAAACAACAGGAAGTATGGACCAATCCTAACAAAGGTATCACTACCAAAGACAGAATTAACTTTTTTAATCCGCATAAAGGATGGAGCTCAGGACCCACAGCACTTTGGTTTGCAGCTAGTCAAGGAGCCAGTGAAATATACATACTAGGATTTGATTATCAAGGCAGTAACGGCAAATTCAACAATGTATACGCTGATACTTTTAACTATAAAAAATCAACAGATTCAGCAACTTATCACGGAAATTGGTTAAGTCAAACAGAAAAAGTAATTAAAGAATTTAGACACATTAAATTCTTTAGAGTAATAGAACCCGGAGCATTTATTCCGGACAAGTTAGGACCTAATCTAGCCAACCTAAGTCATATCAGTGTAGAGGATTTTGGAAAAAAATTTCCAGACACTATATATTCCGATCAAAATGTTCAAAAAAGTACCATTTAACGGAGTTTTTTAATCTACGTAGTAAATAACACTACAGCCTAATACCATAATCTTAAGGAGAACACAACATGGCAGATAATAAATTATTAAGCCAGATGCTAGAGCATTTGGTCAACGAAGATTCAGCAAAAGCTGAAGAACTTTTCCACGAATACGTAGTAGCTAAGTCACGCGAAATCTACGAAAATCTAATCGAAACAGAAATTTCTGAAGAAGAAAAAGACCACGAAGAAGACGACGAAGAAATGGACGAAGCTGCTAAAGATGAAGATGCAGAAGACGACAAAGTTGACGAAGCTTCAGATGAAGACAAAGACGATGAAAAAATGGACGAAGAGTTCGAAGACATCGCAATTGAAGCAGATGACGAAATGGGCGGAGACGCTACAGACGACCTAGAAGCAGAACTTGGTGATGACCCAGAAGATGCAGAAGGCGAAGAATCTGAAGAAGAAATCATGCAAGACCTAGGTGATATCATCGACGAACTACAAGCTAAATTTGATGCACTGCAAGGTGAAGAAGATAAAGAAGACATGGGCGACGACATGGGCGGCGAAGAGCCAAAGATGGACTCTTTTGAACCAGAATTAGAAACAGTACGTGAATATGTAGAAAAAGTTGCTACACCAAAGGGTGGAGACAATGGTGCTAACGCTAAATCAATCGTAGCTGGTAAAAATGATATGGGCGGTACTGCTGCTAATATCACTAACGGTGGCGAATCTAAAGGCGAAGGTACAAAAGGTGGATTATTAAATCCAGCAGCTAAAGAAGATAACGCAGGTAATATCAATGTTCCAGGTGGCAAAGCAGGATCTGCTTTTAACAAAAAAGAACCAGGACATGGCGCTGAGAAAAAAGGCGCAGCTGAACAAGCTGATAACAAGCAAAGTCTTTTCCGTGGCCGTAGATAATAGAGGAAACTTAGGTGAAAAGACTTACACTAGCAGAACATTTGAGTTACGACCAGGCTAAGATCGTCTTAGAGAGCGAAGAAGGCAGCGACGGTAAAAAGTCGCTGCACTTAAACGGTATTTGCATTCAGGGCGATATTCGCAATGCAAACCAACGTGTTTATTCTTCTCAAGAAATTGGCAAGGCTGTCAAAACGCTCAACGAGCAAATCGCTGGAGGTTACTCCGTGCTAGGAGAAGTTGACCATCCTCAGGATTTACGCATCAACCTCGACCGCGTCAGTCACATGATTACAAAAATGTGGATGGACGGTCCTAACGGTTACGGAAAACTAAAACTACTACCGACACCAATGGGTCAATTAATTGAAACCATGCTAACGTCGGGAGTAAAGTTAGGAGTTTCAAGTAGGGGCAGTGGTGAAGTTGACACAGGCGGCAACGTACAAGGTTTTGAAATTATCACAGTGGATGTTGTAGCACAACCCAGCGCCCCGGGAGCTTATCCAACACCAGTTTATGAACATCTAATGAATAACACAGGCGGTTATCAGGCGTACAAGATAGCACAAGAAGTCCAAGGCAACCCACAGGCACAGAAATACATAGCAGAGAGCTTGAAGAGAATTATTTCGAGACTCAACTAACTAGGAGAATCACATGCTAGACATCGTAAAACAACTGTTTGAAAACAATGTGATTTCCGAAGAAATCAAATCGGAGATTGAATCAGCTTGGACAAGCAGAATTCAAGAAAACCGTGACCAAGTTACTGCTGAACTACGTGAAGAATTTGCACAAAAGTATGAACACGACAAAGACGCAATGGTAGAAGCTGTTGAAGCTATGCTATCAGATCGTCTACAAGCTGAACTAGGCGAGCTTGCAGAAGACCGCCAAGGACTAATTGATGCTCGTGCAAAATACGCAGCTAAAATGACACAAGATGCGCAAGCAATGGAGTCATTTGTTCTTAATAATCTTAAGAAAGAGCTAGCAGAACTACACGAAGATCGCAAAGCAGTTGCAGGCAATGTTGCAAAATTAGAATCTTTTATCGTGGATGCACTAGCGAAAGAAATCGCAGAATTCCATGCTGATAAAAAAGACCTAGCTGAAACCAAAGTTAAATTGGTTCGCGAAAGCAAAGCTAAGTTTGAAGCAATTAAGAAAGACTTTATTGCTAAGTCAGCTAAGATCATTGAAGAAACAGTCGCAAAAGGACTGAAATCTGAAATGGCACAACTAAAAGAAGATATCGATGCAGCTCGCAAACAAGATTTTGGTCGTAGGATTTTTGAAAGCTTTGCCAGCGAATATGCTGCAAGTCATCTCAATGAAAAATCAGAGACAGCTAAACTTCTAAAAGTGGTTGCTACTAAAGAGCAAGAACTAGAAGAAGCAGCAAAAATTGTTGCAGAAACACAAGAACAGGTAGCAAGCAAAGAAAAAGAAATCACAATCATCAAAGAATCAGCAAAACGCAGAGATGTAATGGGCGAATTGTTAGGTCCTTTATCAGGTGACAAGAAATCTGTAATGAGCGAACTATTAGAATCAGTGCAAACTGATAAATTATACAATGCTTTTGACAAGTATCTACCAGCAGTAATGAATGGCGGAACACCTTCTAAAAAAGCATTAACAGAGGCTAAAGAAATAACAGGCGACAAACAACAGGCACAAACTTTCAGTAGTGAAGAAAAAACTGCTGAAATATTTGACATCCGCAGGCTTGCGGGACTAAAAGTTTAAGGA